GCCATTTCGGCCTTACTGCATGGCCTTTCGTGGTCGCAATCCGTACACCGCATCTTTGTGTATTTTCGCGGAACTGTCATAGTTGGTTTATACCTGTGCTCACCACCATTTAAACAGTCAGCTTTTGTAGCTTCGTATGAAAAACTAATACTGGTTTTGAATGCAAAAGTTTTCCCACAGTCAGCACACCCCTGTTCGTGTGTTTTATCTTCTTCATACCCTTGACCGTCATCGTGACAGATTTCTTGTCCAACCCCGCAATAGGGGCATTCAACATCGTCATACATTGTTAGTTCTCCTGTCTGTTCTCGCCTAACATGGCGTTTAAAATCCGACTGCCAAAAAGCGGCAGCGGTTTAACTAAAACGTTATGCGCCCAATACTTTTAATATTGCGTCAACCTTCTTTCTTGTGAACATTTTTTTAATTTGAGCGTCCGTATATTGCTCCTTCAGCATTAAAAACATAGTTCCTATTGTCGCTGCTGCAAAACCTTTATCGCTCATAACAAGTCGCCCAACCTGACTCGTCTCTTCATTCGCTTTGCTCATTTCGCTCCTCACTGGTTAGCTTTGGCGTTAGCCGGACAAAACTTACCTGCCCGGCATTTAGACTACTTACCTACATTTAGCCAGCCTGTTACTGCTCCAACTGGCGGCAGCAGTCCTACAACATGAACAACCTCCGCTTTATATGGCGATTTAAAATCACATTCAGATAGTTTTACGATGTTTTTTACCCATCCAACCCCTATAACTAATACTATTATAATTCCTATGTAAAACGGTACTCTCATATTTATCACCTTCTAGTTAAGCAGCGGCTAACAAGTAAATCAAGCTGACAAACCCGCCGCTGCGCTCTGGTTTGCCGCTTATCTTAGGCGTTATGCGTAAAAAAAGTTATGGTCATCTTCATTGCCTTTACCTATAGCAGCCCATCCAATGCATTCTTCATAATCACATCTTGTGCATGGCAGAGTAGTAAAATGTTTATCATAAAACTCTCTTGTTATTTTGCTTCTTTCAATGTAGCCGCGCTCAAATTCTTCTTTTGTTTCTGTCTCCATACTGCCTCCAAAAAACATAACAAGGTTTATCAAGCCGACTCGCTGACGCTCACGGATTATTAACGGGCGTTAGTTGCATGCGCTCACTGTGCTGTCGGCATTGAATTTCACGCTCATGTAGCCATAGCCAGCGTAGCCTAGCTGTCCTTTAAAAAATAAATATCTAACACCGTCAATACATCTCTCATTAATTGCTTCCCCACTATTATCAGCCGTTGGGTCTGGTGTCCCACAAGCTACAACTAACAAGGCAGTCAAACTGACAGCCAAAAGCATCGCGGTTCTTTTTAATTTATTCATAATATTTACCTTTATCTATTTTAATTTAGTGCGGCTTTTGGCTGCTGCTTACCTTAAGCGTTATACGCCTGCAATATCTTCTAATATTTCTTCAACAACGTCCCGTTGGTGCTCTTCCATTTCAGTATGGTGAGCTGGCAAATCACAACCCTCAACGGTATCGTTATGACCGCTGTTGTAACCGATGTTGTATATGTGTGTTATTTGCTCTATTGATAATTCCATAAATCACCTAAAGTATGTTTGATTCGTATAACAAGGCGCTTAAATTCGACTCCGCTACGCTGCGCGATTTAGCTAAAGCGTTAGCTGGAACTTTCATCAAACAGTCCAAATGCTGCTAACGCTAAGAATAAGGGCCATGCTACAGCGCATACTTTTGGGAGGCTGTCTAATCTACTTATTTTTTGCGCCCTAATTAGTGTAATTGTCCCTACACCAAAAATGCACCAGAGCGCAGTAATAAAAATTGATAAAAATACTAATGTTTCATCGTTCATCCTAGCCTCCCAGCTAACAAGTTAGTCAATCGGACTGGCAAAAGCGCCAGCCGTTTACAATCGGGTGTTATGTGTCTGTGCCGGTACTTACTCTTATAGCGCAAACATCAATAGGTTTTAGTGTTTTCGCCAACTCTCCCATAGCTAAGCACGAGGCAGCGTTTGCTTGTGCCTGCGCTAACAATGCCTTAGCCAGAGTTTTCGTGGCCCCGTCTGCCTCAAGGCTCATGTTAACTACAGTGTCCTTTATTAGAGCCTCTGGTGGTTTGGCCTTCTCATTCTTTAACTCTAACTTTAGAGCTTTTATGGTAACTTCTAATTCATTCTTCGTTGTCATTTTCATTTCTCTGTTGTTTGCCTAACATAGCGCTTAATATTAGACCTATTATATCAATCATTTGCTATAGCGTCAACCTGTTATTTACGAATCTATGACAATCTCGCATGTTCAGCACAATACCAAGTGTCAGAACCTTTTAAGCTCCCTGTTAACGCTCCCGCTTTGCGGCAATGGTTAACTGCACAATTAGCATTAGCGCCCCTTGAAATTGATCTTATCAAGCCCTTGCGAATATCTTGGGCTATTAATTGGTGATGCCTTTCTAATAATAGATCATGGTCAGTCGCGTTCTCGCCTAGTTGGGCCTTTGCTAGTTCTTCGATAACATCGATATCATGCGTTGGCGGTGGTAATACTGCTTTCTTTTCGGCCTCTAATCTTTCCGCGTTTTCTTTTTGTGCTTTCTTGTGAAGAATCGATATTTCTTTTAATGCCTCTATGATATCGGCAGGCTTAGGGCAATACTTTGATTCTAGCGAGTGCTTACCAAAGGCTGCTTTGATATTCGCTAGGTCAAAACTACTTAATAGCTTCCACCATGCCCTTTTAACTTCGATATCAGGGCAAGACTTGTTATATAGCTTGAAGTTAGTGTCTAGTAATTTTTGGAATTCCGTTGAGTCATTATCATTCATTGCTTAAATCCTTACTAACTTAATAGTTTATTTTTCAATTCTTCTAATAGGGTACTCGACTAGAGTTTCGTTATGCTCCTCAAGCCTAAAATTACCGCATCTTTCGCAAGGCGGGTTCCATGTAAGCCAAAGCCCAGCAGGTAGCGAATCATTTGAAATAAAGTCGCAATCAGAGCCAGCAGGGTAATGATTCCCGCTAATCTGTGCTATATTACCTTTCCCGCAGCCTGGGCAAATCCACCTGACATCAGTACCAACAGCCATAATTAACTCCCAACTTGAATAATTTTATCGCTCTTCATATCGAAACAGCTTGGCTCGTTTAACTCGTCGGCTGTTGCGTGAGTTTCTACTGTGCTTTCTGCAAAGAATTCCACCTTCTCACCGCTTCTGCAAATTAACTCTATACTATTGAACGCCTTGCTTCGTGGGTTATCACCCATTGACCACGCATCCTGCCGACAACCGCTTATAGCGTCCTTAATGTCATCAACCTCGTAACCTTCTTTAAGTCGGTCAGTAATAGCTTTCTTGCGCTTAGGTGTTAGTTTGCACTTGTTTGGGTTCTTATCCATCGCAGCAACCCAATAATCAAAAATGTCTTTTACTTCGTCTTTCATATTAACTCCGTTAGTTAATCCGTATAAAAAGTTTGCGGCGCTGAGTACGGTTCTCAATGTTCGGTAATTAGCCTAGCCGCAACCTAAGTCATTCATATTTATTAATTAGGTCAGCACACTTTACCGCGCCTCTCGTAACCTTCTGAATTTCAACCGCGATACATAACCCAGCTTGTCTATGCCCTGTGCATAATTTACTAATATATGACGGTGATGTTTTAACGTTACCTGACTTCCTTAATTTATCAGAGAATTCAGCGTTAGTTATATTTTTCTTTATTAGATATTCTTTTAACTTCATTTTGCATCCCTATTTCTTATTGAAGTCGTCATCGCCAAAATACATCCAGCACCTATCACATAAGCCGTCATGGTTTGCACTAGCGTCATGTTCTCCGCATTCTTTGCATATTGAGCCTTTAAGGACAACTATAAGCAATATCACCAAGAATATTAGTAAGTACCACATATCCTTTCTCCTGTTATTGATTTGTTCCGCTTATTACGCTGTTAGCTGGAACTCCAGCCGTTATCTTTAGAGCAAGCCTCGACTCTCTCAAAACGTCGGTCCTTATAGTTCTTGTTTAATGAATCGCTTAATTTATCCATTGCTTCTAACTCGACGTGCATAAGAGCAACCCGCATATCTTCATTACTTGCTGTTTTATACCAGTCGTCTTTCATTATTTTTTCTATATTCATACTAGCCTCCCAGCTAACAAGTTTTTCAACATGATCTCATTGTAACTAGCATTTGCTATTATGTCAAACAATAAAAAAAGGCTTAGCCAAAAAACCATCACTTGAAACGTGGAGTTGATAATGACCAAGCCTTAGTTTATACTGCAATCTAATCAGCGGGAGGCTAACCCCGCTGATTAGTTAATTGAGGTGTTAGAGGACCTGCAATTAAGTTGAATGTATTTTAATTCAATCCACCCCTAAAGGTCAAACCCTAAATAAGTGTTTAGATATCTTGACTGAATTACTCAAAGATCATGCTGAAGAGCTTTAACCTTAAAAAGTTTGTGTAACTGGGGGCTAGGCTGACCCAACGCTTTAGCAAGCGACCGAAACGTCCGTTATGTGATTTTGCTGTACGGGTACGATGCTTACCATTTAGTCTACGATCACAAGTAGGCGAAAAGCAGGACGTAATTAGTTGCACATTCAAAACCAATAGCTAGTTGGCATAAGCAATATGATGAAAGGTTTAATATATATTTATATATCACAAATCGGTCTAAATGATAGTTATTGCCTAAAACAAATAAACAAAGTTAAATTAATATAGCAAAAGCTATTGACATACTATTCATCCTTGCTAAGATAGAGCCATATCAAAGCAAGATTGAAAGACTTGTTAGCTGGGAGGCTATTATGAATATAGAAAAAATAATGAAAGACGACTGGTACAAAACAGCAAGCAATGAAGATATGCGGGTTGCTCTTATGCACGTCGAGCTAGAAGCGATTGACGCATTAAATAACTCGTCAAATCAAAACTATAAGGATAGGCGTAGCGAGCGTGTTGAGGAATGCTCTAAAGAGATAGGGGCGGATGGGGTTGCTAGCAGGGTTGCTCGAATGAATGAGCAGGCTCAGAGTGAATCTAAAATATTAGCAGGTGTGATAATGACAGACTATAGCGCCGCAGAAATGAACAGTGATATTGTCGTGACTAAGACCGACAACACATAACGCATTAATTCAGTGGCGGCATGACCAACCTAAAACAAGGCGCAAACAGTGAGCCGTCCACTGCAATGCCTTGTTATGTTGCGGAGGAAAGCAGAATACTTAAAGCGTGGGCTACCATGTGAACCCTGAGCAGGTAGCATCTGTCCCAGAAAGGTGGGGATGTAAGCCCCACCACCTATTCTCGCCTGATGAGCGTTAGGCGAAACCGCTAGCAGTAGCGGTAGCGCGGAGTGGGCACAGCTGGGGAATAACTGTCCACCAGGGGTTCACGCTTTAAGTGTTTTGAGCAATATAACGCTTTAGTTGTACAGCCTGCGGGAATTAAACAAAGGAGCTATAAAAATGCAAGAAGATACGCGAACCAATGAAACTGAAAGCGGCACGGAAGTAGCAGGTCAGGACGAACGACTTGTTATACGAATTAGGGCGACAACATGAAAATATTAGTTGCATGTGAATACAGCGGGAAAGTGAGGGATTCCTTTAATAAGGCAGGCCATGATGCAATAAGCTGTGATTTATTGCCAACAGACGCGCCTGGTAATCACTACCAAGGTGATGTTTTTGATATTATAAATGATGGGTTTGATCTTATGGTTGCCCATCCTCCATGCACATATCTAACAAATGCCGGAGTCTCGCATCTTCATAAAGACGCAAAACGATGGTTAGATTTGTTTGAAGGGGCGGACTTTTTCAAGAAGCTGTTAAATGCGGATATCCCGAAAATAGCGATTGAAAACCCGATAATGCACAAATACGGGAAACGTTTAATAGGTGATATTAAACAGAGCCAGGTTGTGCAGCCCTGGATGTTT